CGGCTGTTCGGCGCCACGCTGCCCAGCGAAGTGAGCGTGGCGGTCGGGCTCAAGCAGGTTGCCGTCGATCAGGTCTATGGAGCCGCGATGGCGCGGCCGTTCCAGGGTCGGCTGCTGAGTGAGTGGGTCGCGTCGATGGACCAGCAGCGCATGACGCGCGTCCGGGATGCAGTCCGGGTGGGATTCGTGCAGAACCAGACGGTCGACCAGATCGTGAGAACGGTTAGGGGAACGCGGGCCAAGGGCTACGCAGACGGGCTACTAGAGATTGACCGGCGCGCCGCGGAATCGGTTGTTCGGACAGCGGTGAGCCACACGGCGGCCTATGCGCGGCAGGCGTACTTCGAGTCGAACTCGGACCTGATCCAAGCGCTGAAGTGGACGGCGACCCTCGACAGCCGCACATCAGAACTCTGCCGGATCAGGGACGGAAAGCTATACACGGCCGACGACGCGCACAAGCCGATTGACCACAAGATTCCATGGCTCGGCGGACCCGGGCAATTGCATTGGTGTTGCCGGTCAATCTCAAGCCCAGTGCTGAAGAGTTGGGAATCCATCGGCATCCCGATCGGTGACGCTCCGAAGAGCACGCGGGCGTCGATGAACGGGCAGGTTCCCGCAGACACCACCTACGCGCAGTGGCTGAAAAAGCAGCCGGCCGCGAGGCAGGACGAAATCCTCGGGCCGACACGCGGCGCCCTACTGCGCCGCGGCGACATCACGATGGATCGCTTCTACAACCAGAAGGGTCAGTACCTGACTCTCGCCGACCTGCGCGAACGCGACGCAGCGGCATTCGAAAAGGCGGGTGTTTGATGGCCAGCGCAAGCTCGGCGTCGCCGTTCGTGGCCGAGTTGCTCCAAGCGCTCGGACTGAAGGACGCAGGCGTCACGAAACTGGTCCTGAACATCGAGCGCAATGACGTGGTTCGCGTCGAGGTGCAGATGCTGAACCTGGGCGATGCGCCACAGGTGATCAAGCACTATGCCTTCAAGGCGGTTCCGATCGAATTCGACGATGGTGGCTCGCAATGACCGCGATTGCATGGGACGGGACGGTTCTGGCTGGTGATCGGATGTGCACGGACGAATGGGTCGTTCGCACGACCACCAAGGTTCGGCGCATTCGCGGCCACCTGGTGGGCGGTGCCGGCAATGCGGCGGTGATCCGCGAAGCGCTGGCGTGGTTCGAGCGCGGCGCCGAGCCGGCAGACTTCCCGGAGTCTCTGCGCGACAAGGACGACGGCTTCACGCTGCTGGCCGTCTCGCCAGACGGGCGCATTTGGCTATACCAGCGCGCGCCGTACCCGATCGAGATTCTCGACGAGTGCGCGGCGATCGGCAGCGGTGCCGACGCAGCCCTCGCTGCGATGCACTGCGGCTGCAATGCCGAGCAAGCGATCGGCATCGCCGCGAAGGTCTGCCGGGGCGTCGGCAACGGCGTGGACGTGCTGGAGCTGCAGGGCGCCTGATCGGGGGTATTGGTCGGTCGGGTGATCTGGGGGAAAATGCAGGCTCCGCCAAATGGGGAGTTTTGAAGCATGTACCCAATCGTCTTGACCACGGCCGGCGCTTACTCGGACTACCGCGTATTGGGCATCTTTGAATGGATCTCCAGCACGAAGCCATCGGAGGCTTTGGCGATCTTCACGGACGAAAACCCGGAGTGCACGAAGGACTATCACTTCGATGAAGATCAATTCGCAGGGTGGCTCCACGAACGCGGATATGTGCGCGACTTGGAGCATCACGAGATGCATTTGGGCGAATACGGGCGCGTTGAAACAGCGCAAATGCCGGACATCTCTGCAACGCCTGCCGAAGAGGTGGCCGCATGAGCGCCGCCCCGCAGTACAGCATCGCGTTTGAACTGACAATCAGCCCGTTGGTGATGGTGCCGGAAGAAACGAAGTGGCCTGCGCGGGCCTGAATGCCGCTCCACCTCATCAAGACCCAGCAACCGCGCCACAACAAGCGCGCTGAGTCCCCGCGCCCCGAAGACATGCTCCAGTGCCACCGCTGCGGTGGCCGGGAAGTCACCGAGGCCAAGATTGGCGTGGTCCTGAAGTCAGGCAAGCCGCGCGGCGGCACGAAGGTGCTGCTCTGTGCGCAGTGCGGAAGAAGTGGCGAGCGCGTAGTCCTCGCCTAGATCGACAACCGAACACCCCCCGAAGGCCGCCACTGAGCGGCCTTCTTCATTTCCGGCGAGCAATCGCCCCACCACCCGGCCGCCACTGAGCAATCAGCAGGCGGCTTTTTCATGCCCACGAACGGACGTTCAAGGGCGCACCGGGCCGGATGGCCCAGCCGCACTCGAGCCGGATAGCTCGCAGAAAGCACCCCCAGTGAAGTTGAAACTCGATGACAAAGGCAACGTCGTTTTGCAGGACGGCAAGCCGGTCTACCTCCTCGACGATGGCCGAGAGGTGGCCCACGATGCTGCCGCAACCGTCGCGACGATCTCGCGCCTCAATGGCGAGGCCAAGGCCCACCGTGAAGCCAAGGAAGCCGCCGAAGGCAGGCTCAAAGGCTTTGAAGGGATCGAAGACGGCGAAGCGGCCCGCAAGGCACTCGAAACCGTCAAGAACCTCAGCACCGGCGAGCTGAAGACCGCGGCCCAGGTCCAGGAGATCAAGGACGCCGCCGCCCGCAGCGCCACCGAGGCCGTGGCCAACGCGACCCGCACCGCGCAAGAACGTGAACGCGCGCTGGCCGAGACCAACGCGAAGCTGACCGGCCAACTGAACAACCACATCGTCGGCCACGCCTTCGCCTCGTCGAAGTTCGTGACCGAGAAACTGGCGATCCCCGCCGACATCGCCCAGAAGTTCTTCGGCGACCGCCTCAAGGTGGAAGACGGAAAGCTCGTGCCGCTCGATCGCAGCGGCAATCCCCTGTTCTCTGCTGTTCGCCACGGCGAGCACGCTGACATCGACGAGTTCTTGCAAGTCGCAGTCTCCGAGTACCCCAACAAGGAAATGATCCTCAAGGGCTCGGGTGGGACGGGGGGTGGTGCTGGTGGCGGCAAGCCGAACACCGGCAACGGCGGCGGCAAGACGATGAAGCGCGAAGCATTCGACGCACTGCCGAGCGTGCAGCGCGCCGAGATCGTGAAGACGCACGCCATCGTCGACTGATAGACCCCCTCGAAACAGAAGCGCGGTTCCCAACGAGCCGCCTCTGAATCCCAACCGAGCCCGCCATGTGCGGGCTTTCTCATTTCAGAAAGGCCCTAATCATGGCTGCTCTCACCCTCACCTCCCTGATCCCGACGATCTACAACGCGATGGACGTCGTCTCTCGCGAGCTCGTCGGCTTCATCCCGGCCGTCTCGAAAGACTCGAGCGCCGAACGCGCGGCACTGAACCAAGTCGTGATGTCGCCGGTCGTCGGCGCGATGGCGGCCGAAGACCTTGTCGCGGCCAACGTCGCGGCGGACACGCCGGCCCAGACGATCGGCAACGTGCAGATGACCATCAGCAAGGCTCGCTCGGTGCCCTTCGGCATCACGGGCGAAGAGACGCTGGGTCTGCGCAACGCCGGCACGCTCGACACCGTCAACCGTGACCGCATCGCGCAAGCCCTGCGCACGCTGACGAACGAAGTCGAAACCGACCTCGCCGCGCTGCACATCTACGCCTCGCGCGCCTACGGCACCTACAACACGGCGCCGTTCGGCACCGCCGGCGACTTCACCGACTTCTCGAACTCGCTGCGCATCCTGGACGACAACGGCGCGCCGCTCAGCGACCGCCAGCTCGTGCTGGGCTCGTCGGCCATCTCGAACATCCGCGGCAAGCAGTCGGTGCTGTTCAAGATGAACGAGGCCGGCACCGATGAACTGCTGCGTCGCGGCATCGTCGGCCAGGTGGAAGGCTTCGACATCCACAACAGCGCTCAGGTGAAGACCGCCGTCACCGCCGGCACCGGCGCGTCGGCGACGACCAACACCGCGGGCTACGCGGTGGGCGCGACGACCATCACGCTGGCCTCGGCCGGCACCGGCACGATCATCGCGGGCGATCTGATCACCTTCGCCGGTGACACGAACGTCTACGTCGTCGTGACTGGCGACACCGACACCTCCAACGGTGGCACGGTGGTGATTGCCGAGCCCGGTCTGCGCAAGGCGATTGCCGCTTCGGCGACCGCCATCACCGTCACCGCGGCGACGACCCGCAACATGTTCTTCCACCGCTCGGCCATCCAACTGGCCACCCGCGCCCCGGCCATGCCGGACGGCGGCGACTCGGCGGACGACGTGATGCTGATCCAAGACCCGGTGTCGGGGATCACGTACGAGTTCGTTGTGTACAAACAAAAGCGTCAGCTCAGGTACGAGGTGAATCTTGCGTGGGGCGTCAAAGCCGTCGCATCGCGCCACATCGGCCTCCTCATCGGCGCCTAAGCCGCCATCGGCTGACGGGAGGGGCTTCGGCTCCTCCTGTTCCTCACCTTTCGAGAACGAGGCGCAATGGACACCATCAAAGTCAAGCCGTGGAGCCCCGACCAGGGCGACCACGTGCTGATCAACGCATCCGACTTCGACCCCGAGAAGCACGAACGCTTCGACGAGGCCGATGAGTCGCAACCCGCAACCCAACCCAAGCGCGGCCGGCCGCCGAAGGCCAAGGAGCCGACGTGAGCCAGTCCGTTGCCGCCGGCGCGCGCCAGACCATCACGGTCCCGCCGTATCACACAGTCGCGGTGACGGCAGACGTTCTCTCGAGCGGCGCGGTCTACCACCTGTCAGGCATCCCAGGGCAGCAACTGGGCGCTGTCGCTCCGAGCGGCTCGCTTCTCATCGGCCCCTACGCTGACCCGCGGCAATTCATCGTCGCCACCGCGACCGGCGCGCTGGTCTATGGCGACCCAGTCGCGGTCGACTTCCCTGCGCCATTCGAAGCTGCAACCGCTGCACAAGGCGCCAAGGCTGACACCGCACTGCAAGCCGCCGATGTCGGCAGTGCTGCATTCACCTCATCCGTCGACTACGCGCCGGCCGGCATCACGACAAACGTCGTCGTCTCTGGCGTCGGCACGCTGCATTTCACCAATGGGGCGCTGACGTCGGTCACCTGATCGAAGCGACCCGAATCCACCAAAGCCAGGAAGCGCCCGCGAGGCGCTTTTTTCATGCCCGTTTCACCGGGCGAAGGAGTTCATTTTGGCCAGCTACAACAAGTTTTCCGCATTCATCGAAAACCAACTGATCAGCAAGATCGATTGGGATGCGGACGTTTTCAAGGTCATGTTGACCAACACGGCCCCTGTCGCGACCAACTCGCTGAAGGGTGACCTGACCGACATCAGCGCTGGTAACGGCTACACGGCTGGTGGCACGGCGACCACGATCACGCACTCGCGTTCGAGCGGCGTGTCGAAGATCGTCGGCACGGACGTGGTCTTCACGGCGGCCGGTGGCTCGATCGGTCCGTTCCGCTATGCGGTGCTGTACGACGACACCGTCTCTTCGCCGGCCAAGCCGCTGGTTGCCTGGTGGGACTACGGCTCGTCGATCACGTTGGCGGATACCGAAACTTTTACGGTTGACTTTGACGCTACGAATGGTATTTTCCAGGCGTCTTAAGATATCGATTGTGCATGTCATTGAGGCTTTGGGCCACGCTTCATCTTGCCGGGGCGCAAAGCCTCGGATGGCGGCATGCCATGCTGGATACGTGACGCTAGCGTGCTTGGGTTGATCCCCAGCAGTTCGGCCCAAACGCGCAGAGGTCGCGAGACGCCGTCGAGCACGATGTAGATCGTGTTTGACCTATTGCGTGCCTGGGTTACTTCGGTCGCCCAGCGGCAGTTTTCCTTGCAGTAGCCGAGGTTGTTGTCTTTGCGGTCGAGGGTCATGCCTTTGGGTTTGATGCCCATGTCAGCGAGGAAGTTTTCGTAAGACAGCCAGCGCTCGCAGACACGGATGCCACGCCCTCCATAGCGCTCATACGAAGCATGCGATTTCGTATTGCAGCGAGCCACCATGCCGGCCCATGTGAAGTAGGTCGGCGTGATGTGCGTCGATGAACTGTGCCCATGCTTTGTACTTCTCGCGACGAGAATTTCGTTCTTGAGGCAGCCGCAACTCGTCGAGTGTCCCGTGCGAAGAACGATGCTCTTGAGAACGCGAGCAGCGCCGCAGTCGCAAAGGCAACTCCACTGGGCCTGCCCATTGCGGTGGTTCTCTGCTCGTGCGAGTACGAGCCATCGACCGAAACGTTGCCCCTTGATATCAATCGGACGCATATGGACCAACCTTTGTTTTCGATTGCTAATTTTAGCACGGCAAAGGCGCGCTGAGCAATGCCGCGCCGCCTGCGCATCGGCTTCCCGCGATACGTTCTCGTTGCGGACACCGCGACGATTTCGGTCAACGGACAAGCCGTCAATCTGCGGCGCGGCAAGGCGCTGGTGTCGGCCGGAGGTTCGTCAACGATAGTCGGTGTTGCCGCGGCACTGCGAGTTGCGCGAGTCCTGGTGGCGGCACAGGGAACTGTAGCCATCACGGGGCAGGCCGCCACGCTGACGAAGGGCAGCGCGGCCACCTCCGGTGCGGCGCTGAATTCCCCATTCCAGCTCGATCCAACGCCTGGCACGGGTCAGTTCACACCGAATTTCCAAGATCCACAGACCAAGGCGGACGGCTCGGCGATCGGCGCGATCACGGCGCGGACCTGCTACTACAGCCTGACCGAAGGAGTCGCTCGCGAAATGGGTGGCACGTCGGTCTCCTGCACGTCTGGGACGCCAATCACCGGCATCGCGGCCGGCACGTACTACATCGCCGAGACGGTGACTGCTGGCGGGCTGGAAAGCAATCCATCAAACGAGAAGCCGGTGGTCGTGTCATGAAGCGAATGCCATTCAAGCGGGTCGCACTCTCGATCCTCCTGCTTCAGGCCTTCCCGGCCTGGGCTGCGACTTACTACTTCTCAAACTGCGGCACGGGTGCGGCTGTCGGCGTCTGTTTAAACGGTGCAGATGGCAACAACGGAACGTCGACGTCTACGCCGAAGCAGACCATGTCGGCATTCGTCACGCTCGCGAACAGCGCGGCGCCCGGCGACCGTTTCCTCTTCTCGAAGGGCGGCGCCTGGAACAACTTCACGACGCTACTTGAGACGCGCAACGGGACACTCGCGGCATTCGCTGCGAACCCGGTCGTCATCGGCAGCTTCGACCCGACGACCTTCAGCAGCAGTGCGCGCCCACGGCTCAACCTGACATCTGGCGCGAGTGGCAATCCGGTCGACTCGGCGGCAGCCTTCCGCTTCACCGGCGGCAGCGGAACGACGCTCTTCGGCGGTTACGACATCAGCGGCTTCCTGATCGACGGAGGCGGCAACACCGAATTCAACAGCGGCTTCCTCGTCTACAACGTCGGCTCCTACGTCAACTTCCATGACAACGTCGTCCAGGGGACGATGACGTTCACCGGGTGCCAAGCGAACAGCAACGGCACGAACCCAGCGCCCCGCAACATCACCATTCGCAACAACACCATGACCGATTCACTCGGCATGGGCATCACTGCTTTCAGTTGCAGTGACCTCTTGATCGAGGGCAACACGCTGACGCGGGCGGCGAATCGCACGACGATCACCGCTGCGAGCAAGGGATTCGATCATGCGATGTACGTCAGCGCTGACGAGACGAACGCAACAACGCGGAGGACGAAGAACGTTGTCATCCGCAACAACACGATGATCGATACGTGCTTCGGATCGACCGACGCGCCGACAGCAAGTTCGTGCACGGTCATGGTCGGGCATGGCCGATCCGATGGGTGGACGATCGAGAACAACCTCGTCAAGAACTCGACGAAGGCGAGCGCCAACGGCTACGGCGTCGCGTTCAGTGCGGCCAACTTCGTCAGCGGGCAACCCGAATACAACTACCGGCTCACGCTGCGCGGCAACCGCTTCATCAATGTCGGCTACATCGGCATTCAGGTTGATGGCACGAACGGCGGCATCGTCGAGAGCAACGTCGTCGTGCAGGAGTTTGCTGGCGAGTACGTCGGCATCCGGCAGACGAATTCGAACTGGAGCGACAGCGTTCCCAACTTCAAGAACGTCTACCGCAACAACTCTCTCTGGTTCGCGAACTCGGATGGCTCGAACCCTCTGTATGGGCTTCAGATCAACGGCGTCGGCTCGGGCCAGCACGTTGTCTCGAACAACCTGATCGTCTTCGCCGGAGCTAGCGGTGGCAAGCAGTGCTTCGCGACGGACATCGCGAACACGGGCTTCACAGCATGGGACAACAACTTGTGCTTCGGATTCAACACCTGGGCGAACGGGTCGAGCCTTGCGTCGTGGCAGTCGTCGCGTAGCCAGGATGCTGCGAGTCTGAGTAGCAATCCGAACCTCGTCGCGACGCCGAGCTACGCCAACAACGGCAGCATGAAAGTGCAGAGCGGGAGCCCTGCCATCAATGCTGGGAACACGACCTTCAAATCGCGCCTCGCGATCGACGGTTACCCGGCGGTCGGTGCGCGCGACATCGGCGCCTTCGAATTCGGGAGCAATCCATGAAATACCACGTCCACTTCCGGCCCGTCGAGGGCCACGAAACCCTATCGGAGTGGCTGATCCACGAAGAGGGGTCTGACGAAATCGACGAAGACCCGCAAGGGCAAGCCTGCTGGGTCGAGGCCGACTCACCGGCCGAGGCGAAGACGAAAGCGAAGTGGGCACTGTTCCCGGACCGGATGGCCAAGGCGCAAGCCAAGCTCGACGCCAACCCGGCATACCAAGCGTGGCTGAAAAGCCGGGGCGGTGTTGAATGACGACCAAGAATCAAGGCGTCGTTGGCCGCGCCACGGCCGCCTCTGTCCAGACGACCACATCCGCGATCACCAGCGCTGCCGATGTGATCCTGGTGGCCTACGTGGCGGCTGGCGGGAACTTCACAACCTGGGCTGACAACCAGAGCAACACGTACACGAGCGAGGCCACCTACTCGCCGTCCAACGATCCGACGACGGATGTGGAGGTGCGCCGGTGCAAGAACGTCACGAACGGGCCGACGCAGTTCACCGTGTCCAACGACTCGTTCCGCGACACGGCCTTGGCGGTCTACGACGTCAGCGGTCTCTCGAGTGCTGCCGCCGATACCCCCGTCAATGCCGCGTTCTCCAGCGCGAGCCCGACGACGACGATCACGACGTCGGTTGCGAACGAATTCATCATCGGTCTGATCATCCACACGGGTGACAACGACGCGAGTCACACCGCTGGTTCTGGCTGGACCAAGGACGGCCCAACCGATGTTTGCCCGGCGAGCTTCGAGTCACAAATCGGCGCGACGGCGACCACCTACAACGTGGACATGACCCTGAGTGGGTCCAACGTCGGGAACATCTTCGCCATCGCCTTCCGGCCGGCCGCAGCCGGCGGCGGCAAGACCCTCATGACGCTCGGCGTGGGTTGACGCCTCAGCTAAAGCGCCCGGCTGCGTCGCGTGCGCGATGTTGCCACTTGATGTTGTGTGTTCGGTTCTGCGCCTGCTCCTTGCGAGAGGCCCAGACGCAGTTGCCGGGTTCGTAGTTGCCGTCGTTGTTCTTGCGTTCGATGGTGTTCTTGCCGGGTGGGCAGTGCCCCATGTCCGCCAAGAAGGCGGCGAAGGATCTATCCCATCGCGCGCAGACGCGGATACCGCGGCCGCCGTATCTATCGTAGTGATCCTTGTTGGGATTGCTGCATCGCTGACGCATTTCAACCCAACTGGAGTGCTCGGCGGGGCGATTTCTTGAAGCCGTATGCCCCTCAAGCGAGTAGCTAGCGCCGCGCGAACAACCGCAGCTAACGCTAACGCCGCGAGTGAGGCTCTGTCCTCGAATCACGCGCTCGGTGCCGCATTCGCACCTACACATCCACGCGCTCTTCCCAGACTGCCGCTCGGCGTCGCCAAGAACGATCCATTTACCGAACTGCTTGCCAACCAACGACCTGAAGTTGTGGGGCGGGTTGTGATTTGCCATTCGGCGATTCTACTTGAAAGTTATCTACCATGGCCGACAATTTTGTTACAAATGCCGGGAGCGGTGGAAGCACCTTCGCTTCCGATGATGTCAGCAGCGTCCAATACCCGCGCGTCAAGCGTTCGTACGGCCGTGATGGCACCGCCTCGGACGTGGGGACGCTGTCCGCCAAGTTCATCTCTGCGGCGACCACCAACGCCACGAGCGTGAAGGCTTCGGCGGGCGTCCTGTACTGCATCGTCGCCTTCAACCTGAACGCGGCCGTGCGTTACCTGAAGCTCTACAACAAGGCATCGGCTCCCACGGTCGGCACGGACACGCCGGTCATGACGGTGCCGATTCCGGCGTCGGCGACGGGCGCGGGCTTCGTGCTTCCGATTCCGCCGGGTGTCGACTTCTCGACGGGCCTCGCGTTTGCATTGACGACGGCCGCCGCAGATGCCGACACGGGAGCGGTTGCTGCAAACGAGCTCTTCGTTCACCTGATCTACGTCTGAGCCTCTACCGGGGCACTGACCCATGTCGCTGACTCGCGTCGGCTCGGCCAAGGGCGTCACCAGCGCCACACTGCCGACGCATCAATCCGGCGACCTGATCATCGGGTTCGCGTACCGGGACGGCAGCACCACTGCGCCGACGATCCCCGGCACGCCGGCCTGGAACACGATCGACTCGGCCGGCGCGAACACCAACTCTGCCGTCACGGTCTGGTTCGTCGCGACGGGTGCGGGCACGACGACCGGCACGTTCACGAATGCCACCGAGGTCATCTTCCACGTCTATCGTGGCGCGCTGAACGGCTCGCCGATCGGCGGACACGCGGTCGACGGCGCCAGCAGCACCAACGTCAACTACCCGACGTTGACGATGTCGCGCGCCGACGCGACCTCGTGGGTTGCGGGCTTCGCGGGTCACCGCTCGACCAATACCTCGCTGGAAACTGCCCCCACGGGGATGCAGAACCAGCAGAACCAGAACGACGCCACGGCGGAGGCATCAGGTCACGACACGAACGGAACGGTATCGGCGTGGTCCGGTACGGTGGTCGCGGTCGGCGGCACGAGCAGTGGATGGCGCTCAGCAACCGTTGAGATCAAGGCGCGGCGCGACTTCACGCTGACTGCGGATCAGGGTTCGTATTCGGTTGCGGGCCTCGCCGCCGATGTGCTCGGGCCGATCGGCAAGGCGGGTGATCCGGGACCGTTCCCGCACCTCGGGCTTTTGCTCACCGCTGCGCATGCGTACACGCTCACGGCCGCGCAGGGCACCTACAGCGTCACCGGGCAGGCGGCGATCGTCGTGCCGGCGCGCAAGATCGTCGCCGCGCAGGGAACGTACGCAGTCTCGGGGCAAAGCGCATTCCTGAACTATGCGCGGCTGAAGCTCACCGCCGCTCAGGGCGCGTACAGCATCACGGGTCAGTCCGCAGCGTTCCTGCGCGGCTACGACATCGCCGCCTCGCAAGGCACGGTCTCGATCACCGGGCAAGCCGCCGCGCTGAAGGCGACACGCCGCATGGCGGCGGCGCAGGGCACGTACAGCGTCTCGGGACAAACGGCAGGGCTGAACTACAGTCCGATCGGTTCCTCGCAGTTCCCGGCGCCGTTCCCGCATCTGTCGTCGCTGATGGCGCCGAATGGGTCGGCATCACTGGTGGCGGCTCAAGGCTCGGTCACGATCTCGGGTCAGGTCGCCTTCCTGCGGGTCGGGCGCCTGAGCCTGGTCGCCGCTTCTGGCACCTATTCGATCAGCGGGCAGGCGGTCGGGTTCACGGCGACGCAGGCAAACCGCGCCTGGAATGCAGCGCCGCTGCCGCACCTCGGTTCGATCCTGCAAGCGCGCTCGACGCTGGTCGCGGCTTCTGGCTCCTACACCATCGCGGGGCAGGTCGCCAACTTCGCGGTCAAGCATTCGCTCTTGGCGGGTGGCGGGGTCTACTCGTTCACGGGCTCGGACGCGCTGCGCGACTTCCAGATCACGAGCAGTGGCGGCACGTACTCGATCACCGGCCAAGCCGCGAACCTCACGCGCAGCCGTCGCGTCATCGCGGATCAGGGCTTCTACAACTTCGCGGGGCAAGCTGCAGCGTTCCGCGCGACACACCGGCCGCTGACGAGCGATCAAGGCGTGGTGCAGGTCTTCGGTCAGGCGGCCGGGTTGAGCGCCGGGCGCCGGATCGCTGCGGCCAGCGGCACCTACCTGACGAGCGGACAGGCGGCTTCGCTGCTTCGGGTCCGTCGAGTCGTGGCGGTGCAGGGACTCTATGCCTACGCCGGCAATGCGGCGAACCTGGTCACGTCGAACCAGACCAACTTCACCGTCACGGCGCAAAACGGCGCCTACGCGGTGGCTGGATTCGCTGCGGGGTTGCGAAGCGCTCGCCGCGTGGCGGCAGACGGCTCGGCGGTTGGCGTGGTTGGGTTCCCGGCTGCGCTGCGCAGGGCCTGGATCTTGGCGGCGGCGTCAGGCAGCTATTCGTCGCCAGGTGCGGCAGCAATCCTCACGCGCAAGCGGTTGATGGTGGCCGATGGTTCATCGGTGGCCGTGACCGGCTATCCGGCGCAATTGCTGGTCTCGCGCAAGCAGCTCGCCGCGGACGCTGGCTTGATCGTCGTGACCGGCTTCGCGGCGCAATTGAGCATCGGCTCATCGATCGACATCTCGGAAACACGGATCGTCTACGTACCGCCCGAGAGTCGTGTGGTTCACGTGGAACCTGGAGTGCTCAATGGCTGACGGCAGCGCAATCACAACCTCGGCAAGCGGCAAGAAGAGCGCGATCAAAGACCCGGATGCCGTTTTGGACTTCAGCTTCGACTGGTCAGACTGGCTCGCCGAGGTTGGCGACACGATCATCCAGCACGCTTTCAACGTGACCGACCCGGACGGCGCGACAGTGCCCATGGTGGTGACATCGACGGTGCGAGCCAACGGCATCGTCACGGCGTTCGTCAGTGGCGGCACGGTCGGCAAGACGCATGCGCTGACCTGCCGCATCACGACCGGGTCGACGCCGCCGCGCATTGACGAGCGCACGCTGTTCGTCAAGATTCGGGAGCGTTGACATGGCGCTGATCATCGAGGATGGTTCGGGCCTCCCGGACGCACAAAGCTATGTCTCGGTCGACGAGGCCGACGCCTACCTTACCGCGCGTGGCAAGTTCGATGCGTGGGACGAGTTCGACGCGGACGAGAAAGGCGCCTTCCTCGTTCGGGCTGCGGACTATTTGGGGCAGGCTTACCGCCTCGGATGGGCCGGCAACCGGCGGACCGCACATCAGTCACTGGACTGGCCGCGCTACGCCGTGCCGCAGATCGACGCGCCGACTTTCATCTACGACGTCTTCTACGACCCGGCCGTCATCCCGCGCGAAGTGAAGAACGCGCAGATCGAGGCCGCGTTCCGATTTCTCTCCGGTGAACTGGCGCCGGATCAATCGGCGCCGGTCATCGAGCGCACGATCGGGCCGATCACGACGAAGTACGCGGAAGGCGCCCGGCAGTCGCCGACCTTCCCGGTGATCGACCGGATGCTCGCGCCGTTCCTGACCAATCGCGGCTCGATGTCGGCCCGAGTGATCCGCACGTGAGTTTCTACAGCGAAGCGGCGGCGTCAGCGCACGCGGTGCTCGTCGAGCTCGGGGCAGACGCCACGCTCGTCTCGAAAACCGGGGTTGTCTACGATGTCGCCACCGCTCGAGCCACTGCCGCGACCACGCGCAGCCGCACGGTGCGCGCGGTCGTCTTCGACTACCCGCAACGCTACATCGACGGCACGCTGATCCGCCAGAGCGACAAGCAGTGCTACATGAGCACGGTCGGTGCGGGGCTGCCCAAGATCGGCGATGCGGTGGTGTGGGGTGGCGTCACGCATCAGGTGGTCAACGTGAAACCGCTGGCACCGGCGCTGACAGCCGTTCTGTTTGATCTGCAACTGCGGACCTCGCCGTGACGACCGAAGGCGTCTGGTCGGTGCCGCTGGGCGAGTTGGTCTCGCAGGCCAAGGACGACATCGACACGGTGGTCCGGCGTGCGACGCTGGAGTTGTTCTCATCGGTCGGCGTGAAGTCGCCGGTTGACACGGGGCGATTCCGGGCGAACTGGAATGTGCAGTACGCGACGGCCGATCTGTCGACGACGGCGAGCACCGACCAAGGCCGGATGACAACCGAGATCGCCAAGGTCGAGAGTTTGGCAGTGGGTGGGATCGTCTACATGACCAACTCGCTGCCCTATGCCGCCGTGCTCGAGTTCGGCGGCTATCCGAACCCGCCGAAGGGTGGTGAGGGCAAGACCGTCAACGGCTTCTCGAAGCAGGCGCCGGCTGGCATGGTCCGGCTGTCGGTGGTCGAGTTCCAGTCGCATGTCAAGGCGGCACTGAGCAAATGAACCAAGACCTGATCCGCCGCGCGTTCGAATCGCGCGTGGACACCTACGCCGCCGCGGCTTCGTTGCTGGTCGAGCATCAGAACGTCGCCTTCAACGAGCCGGCAACGATGTACCTGCGCACCTATCTGCTGCCGGCGCAGAGCGTGAGCGAGACATTGGACAGGGCACACCTGAGCGAATCGGGTGTGTTCCAGATTTCGATCGTCATCCCGCCCGGCGAAGGGGCGGGGCAGGGCGAGGCGACTGCGAAAGCACTCGCGGCGCTGTTCTCTCCGCAGTCTCCGCTGCCTCAAGACGGCGCGCTGATCTGGATCACGGACCCGCCTGCGATCTCTCCGGGCATCTCCGAGCCCAGCCGCTATGTGATTCCGCTGTCGATCTCGTTCCGGCTCGATACGTAGTCAGACCTTCTCTTCCATTCACTCCGGCCCGCCACTGCGCGGGCCTTTTTCATTCCCGAAAGGCTCTTGCATCATGAGTTTCCAACTCCCCAACGGCTCGACGCTCTCGATCGCGGGCACTTACGGCGCGACGAAGGCCATGTCGGCTGTCACCAACGCCAACCCTGCAGTTGCGACCCTGGCTGCGAGCCACGGCATCATCGTCGGCGACATCATGGAGGTCACCTCCGGCTGGTCGCGCCTGAATGGCCGTCTCGTGCGCGCATCGGCCGTGGCGACCAACGACGTCAGTCTCGAAGGCATCAACTCGTCGTCGACCACCGCCTACCCGGCGGCCGGCGGCACGGGTTCGATCCGCGAGATCACGGCATGGACGCAAATCCAGCAGATCCTGAGCGTCGACACCACGGGCGGCGAGCAGCAGTTCACCAACTTCCAGTTCCTCGAGTCCGACTCGGAAATCCGCCTTGCGACGATCAAGAGCGCGGGCGGCATGACGCTGCAGATCGCGGACGACCCTTCGCTGGCTGGCTACATCGCGCTGTCGGATGCCAACGACGACCGCCTGCCGCGCGGTGTCCGCCTGATCCTGGCCAACGGCTCGGTCATCCTCTACAACATGACCGTCTCGCTGAACAAGACGCCGAAGCTCACCACGAACCAGGTCATGTCGGTCACGGCGACGCTGTCGTTCGTGAACCCTGAGCCGGTCCGCTACGCATCGTGATCAGCCTCAAGGCGAAACCCACCTTCGCCAAGGTGGTCGACATCCCGGTGCCCGGCGAGGATGTTCCGCTCAAGCTCCGCATGGAGTTCAAGCACATGTCCAAGGACGCCTTCAAGGCTTGGAGCGACCCGGAGCGCATCGCGCAACGGGTGGCCCAGGGCACCACGGATGCGCAGATCGTCATGGAGTGCGCATCGGCATGGTACGACGTCGATCAGCCCTTCACCGAAGCGGCGCTGAACGACTTCTTCCAGGACTACCACGCGGCTGCGTACGCCATCACCACGGCGTACATGACCGAGCTCGGGAAGGTCCGCTCGGGAAACTGATCGAGGTCGCGGCGGCGCTGTATCGGGCGGGTGATACGTCCGATGCTGAGTTGGCAAAGCTCGGGATGAAGCCCGAGGACGTTGCGACCGAGGTTGACGTTTGGCCCGACACCTATGAGCCGCTGCGGCTCTTTCGCCTGATGGACACGCAATGGCGTGTCGGTGCGTCAGGCGCCACCGGACTCGACTACGGCGTGCTGTTCTCGATCATGGATCGCGAGCGGCTCGATCGTGACGAGCAGGACGAACTCTTCAAGGCGGTGCGCATCATGGAAGAGTCAGCGTTGAAACAGATGGCCGTGAACCGGCAAGTGGCCGCTGAGGCAAGCGCATGACGGATCAAGTCACCACCCTCGGCCTAGCCGTCGACAGCTCGGGCGTCGTCAGCGCGAAGACCGCGCTCGACGCGATGAAGCAGAGCGGGGACGCGGCAGCCGCGTCCACCTCGCGGGTCGGGGATGCCGCACGTGCGGCGAGCACCGCCAGCAAGGGTGTCAACGAGTTGGCCGCCGCGGCGACGACTGCGAACAAGTCCATCGGGGCGGCGGGTGTCTCCACCCAGGGAGTCGCCGCTGCTGCTGCCGCCACCGCCAAAGGCACGCGCGAGCTCGCGGACGGCTTTCGCATCAGTGGTCAGCAGGCGCAAATCCTCGCTGTCCAGGTCAAGGACTTCTTCGAGTCGATCATCAGTGGTCAGAATCCCCTGCGCGCGTTTGCCCAGCAGGCCGGTACGTCGATCTCGGTGCTGGGCGGATTCCGCAATGCGCTGACGTTCGTTGGCTCGGCGTTGACTGGGCTGGTCGGCGCTGCGCTCGCGGTGGCCGCGTCAGTCGGTGTTCTCGCCGTCGCCTTCTTCCAGGGCGCCAGCGAGTCAGCGAACTTCGCCAAGCAGATCACCCTGACCGGCGCTGCTGCCGGCGTCACCGAGGGCCAATACCGCAAGCTCGCCGAGGCCATCTCCACCTCGACGCAGACCTCCATTGGATCGGCCAAGGAAACCCTCGCCGCGCTGATTGCGACGGGGCGATTCGGCGGCGATGCGCTGACGCAAGTCGCGACCGCCGCGCAGTTGCTCGGCAAGGTCACGGGGCAGACGACCGAGGAGATCGTCAAGAGCTTCACCCGCATGGCTGACAGCACGGATCGCTGGGCCGACGAGACGAACAAGTCGTATCACTTCTTGTCCGCGGAGCAACTCAAATACGTCCGCGCGCTGGTCGACCAGGGCCGTACGCAAGAGGCCATCGTCATCACCGCGCAGGCGTTGGTCGATCGCCTCGACAAGACGCAGAGCAAGCTCGGGCTTCTCGAGCGCGCATGGATCGCCGCCGGCAAGGCTGCATCCGGCGCGTGGGATGCCATGAAGGGCATCGGCCGCGCCGACACGGTCGAAGACCAGATCGGCGCCGCCACCGCCAAACTGGAGTCGCTGCAGGCGCGCCTGAAACTGTTCGCGCCTGGCGCAGTCGCCAACGCGCGCCCAGGTGGTGAGGTCGAAGACCTGCAGCGCCAGATTTCGGCGCAGCAGCAGATCGTCAGCGGTCTCCAGCAGACCAAGACAGCCGAGGATCAGGCGGCAACGGCCGGCGCGCGACGCGCGCAGCAGCAGCAGGCGCTCAACGACTTCTACAAGCTCGGCGAATCCAGCCTCACGCGCCAACAACAACAGGTCAAGGCACTGGCGGATGCGAACGCACTCGCCGACAAGGCCGATCTTGCGAAAGATGACCCGCTTCGCCTGAAGACGCTTGCGAACATCACCCAGCAGTTCACGGGCGATCTCGGGCAGGTTCGCCTGCAAGACGCCATCGCGAAGATTCAACGCTCGCTGCAAACCGAGGTCGAGGCCTTCCGCAACGCTGACTCCTTGCTTGACTCCCAGCGCGAACTCGGGCTCGTGCAGCTCGGCGACTACTACGCCCAGAAGCGCGCGTTCATCGACGCCGACACGAACCGCCAGATTCGCGCGCTTACAGAAGAGAACGTGATCCTGGCCAAGCGCACGGGCAATGCGCGTGAAGACTTGGCCAACCAGCGCACGATCGCCGACAACCGGGAGAAGATCGCGCGCCTGACGGCCGAGGCCGACACGAAAGTGCGCCTCAGTGCCAATGCGCAGACCAAGGAACAGCAGGCGCTCGCGCAGGCGCGCCGAGAAGCCCAGCGGGCCGCGGAGGATGGCCTCGCGTTCCAGAATCGGGACCAGAGCCGGCAACTCGGGCAATTCGGCCTCGGCGATCAAGAGCGCGCGCGGCTGGCGGCACGGGCTCGCATCCAGGACGAGTTCGAGGCGCAGCGCCAGCAGGTTCTGCGCGGCCGGCAGGATGCCGAATCGAACGGAACCTTCGGACCGGATCAGCAGAAGAAGTACGACGCCGATCTCGCGCGTATCCGTGACTTCCAGTCGCAGTCGCTGACGAGTTTCGATACCTACTATTCCGCGCTACTCGAGAAACAGGCCTCCTTCGCCAACGGCGCATCGGACGCGCTGAACGACTACCTGGCGACGATCAACAACGTGTCGGCGGCGAGCAAGTCGCTCTTCACCGACTCGTTCAAGTCAGCCGAAGATGCGCTGGTCGACTTCGTCAAGACGGGCAAGCTGAACCTGAACAGCCTTGTCGAGACGATCATCTCCGGGCTTGCGCGGATCGCGATTCAGCAGGCGATCATCAAGCCGCTTCTTGGCGCTCTTGGTGGCGGCGCTTCCAGTGGCCTCGTAGACAGCATTTTTGCGGGCTTCTTCGCGGACGGCGGCGACATCCCGAGCGGCAAGGTCGGCATTGCTGGCGAGTCAGGCCCGGAACTGATCCGTGGCCCGGCGAGCGTGATGCCCCTGACCGGCCGCAATGCGTCATGGGGTGGTGATGGGTTCGCGTATCACGACAACCGCACGCTGATCTTCAATCCAGGTGTCAACCGCAATGAGGTTCGTGCGGCCATGACCCAGGCTGAGAACGGGGCCATCGCCCGCATCTCCGAAGCGCAGCGGCGCGGCAGGACGCGAGCGCCCGCATGACGACCTACACCTGGCCCGCGGGGCAGATGTTCATCCCCTCCGCGGTGACACTGCGTCAGATCCACAACAACCAAGCCTCGGTCTCGCCGCAGTCCGGCTTCACGCAGACGAACTCACTGCCCGGCGCTCGCTGGGGCTGGGCGATCGACTTCCAGCCACACCTGAAAGACGACCGGCAGGCGCTGGAAGCGTTCCTGACGCGCCTGAGCGGCATGGAGCACCGCCTGCAGATTTGGGACATGCGGCGGCCCTATCCGCTGGGGACGCTGAACCGAACCGGCGTCACGCACTCGGCCGCCTCCGCGCTGGCGAACACGATCACGCTGAACGGCTGCGGCGCCTCGACCACGATCAGGGCGGGTGACTGGATCGGCTTGAGCACGGGTCAACTGGTGATGGCCGCAGTCGACGGAACAGCGAATGGCTCCGGGGTCGTGTCGATCGAGATTCGTCACCCGATTCGAACGGCGCTGTCAGGCGGTGGCGCGGTGACGCTGAACAAGCCGACCGCGAAATACATCCTGACGACATCAACGCTCGACTTTCCGCGCCAAAGCGGCGCGTCCGATCCGCCGCTGTCCGCTGAATTCGTCGAGGTTTTCCTATGAGCCGAACCAACATCGACGCCGGCACGAAGGCCGCGCTCCAGGCGGCGCACGTCACGATGTTCGTGCTGCTCGAACTCGGCTTCGATTCTGGGACCGTCTACCTTGCCGACCTCCCATTCGACATCACGATCTCGGGACAGGTCTACACAGGGGCGCAGGGCATCGGCACGATCGACGTTGTCACCGAGACCGACAAAGAAGCGAAGGGTCTGTCATTCACGCTGAGCGGTGTTCCTTCGGCCCAAGTGGCGAACGTCCTGAACACGAATCTTCAGGGCCGCAGTTGCGTGATGAAGTTGGCCGTCTGGGATGGCGCCACGCTGAACATCGATCCAGGCGTGTGGAGTGGCGTGTTCGATGTGCAGACGCTGCTCGACGACGTGCCGACAAGCACGGTGCGCGTCACCGCAGAGCACTTGCTCATCGCCTGGCAGCAGCCGCGCGGCAATCTCTCATCCAACGAGGACCAGCAACTGCTGAGCCCAGGTGACAAGTTCTTCGAGTTCGCAGCGGACGTTTCGACGACGACCTTGGTGTGGCCCAACAAGTCGTTCTTCCAAAAATGATCCAACTCATGCGACTGGAGGGCTGGCCGGAGCGGTTGGCTGCGTTTCTGCACGAGCGGCACTCGATGCCGTTCGAGTGGGGACGGAACGACTGTGTGATGTTCGCTGCCGGGAGCGTCGAGGCGATCACGGGCGTCAGCTTGTTGCCCGACTACACATGGTCGGATGCGGCCGAGGCAGAGGATCGTCTGAAGCGCGCAGGCGGGTTGAAGGCAATCGTGGATCAGCGACTGCCGCGACTCAAGAACCTTGCCTATACACGGCGCGGAGACATCGTGATGCTGAAGATTTCCGCCGCCTCGCCAGATGCGCGCGCAGTGCGCCCGCTGTCGGTATTCGACGGAGATCACTGCTTGTCGCCCGGCCCGAAAGGACTGATGCGCAATCGACTGGCTGAGGTTGGCGTGTTCGCGTGGAGCGTGGGGAGCCTTGGGTAATGGCTGAGACACTCGCCGCCGCCATCACCTATTTCGCTGAGGCGGCGGGCTACGCGATCACGGCGTCAGAAGCGCTGACAGCAGCCTACGCGGTGATCATCGTCTCGTCCGTCGCGATCTCGAATGCGCAACGCCGCTCCGCGGAGAACGCGCAGCGCAGCGCGCTCAACGAGTCGCTGAAGGATCGGGAGTTGATGATCCGGTCGGCGGTCGCGCCGCGCCGCACGATCTACGGCCGCGACAAGGTCTCCGGGCCGATCGTGTACGCCTTCAGCAATGGCGACAAGGGCCAATTCCTGCACATCGTCATCAAACTCGCCGACCACGAGTGCGATGCGATCGAGACGGTCTACTTCAACGAAGTGGCCCTTCCCAATCCTGATGTGGATGGCGGGATTTCATCCGGCCCGTTTGCACTCGCGGGTCATGTAGACGCCTCCTACACGGTCTCCACGGATGGGAGCGGCGTCGCAACGCTGCCGGCTCCGGTGACATCGATCACCACCATTGACCAAATCAGCGGATCGACTCTCGAGACGACGAATCTGACGGGTTGGAGCTATGGCGGCGGAACCTCGATCACGGGGCTCCCGCCAAGCCAGCCCGGCATTGTCGTCAGCTACCGAAACAACACGGTTCGCAAGCTCGTCCACATTGAGAAGCATCTGGGGCAGTCCAGCCAGGTCGCCTCGGCGGAGTTGATCTCCCAGAGTGGTGGCGTCTGGACCAGCAATCACGCGGGACACGGAGTCTGCTATCTGTACGTGCAGCTCGAATACGAATCGGATGTATTTGGCCAGATCGGCCTGCCGAACATTTCTGCGGTCGTTCGTGGCAAGAAAGTCTTCGATCCGCGCAACTCCACAACCGTTTGGAGCCAGAACGCTGCGTTGTGCATCGCTGACTGGCTCCGCACCAACCCTTATGGCATTGGTGCTTCCAGCCCTCAAGTTCCGAACGCAGAGGTAGCGAACGAAGCCAACATCAGCGATGAAGTGATCGCGCTGGATGGGAGTGGCGCGACTCAACCGCGCTACGTGATCAACAACAGCTTCGAGACAACGATCAGCCCTCAAGCGGCGCTTGAGCAGATGCTGTCAGACTGCGCCGGCCGGGCCGTTTGGACGCAGGGCCGCTGGCTGTTGCGCGTCGGCGCGTACCGCACCCCGGGCGACGCCATCACGACCGACGAACTGGCCGGGCCGGTGACGATCGTTCCGCGCATCACCCGCACCTCGCTGTTCAACGCGGTTCGCGTCACGTACAAAGACCCGGCGCAGGACTGGGCGGTCGTGCAGGCGCCACTCGTCACCAACACGACCTATGAGGCGCAGGACGGTGGCGTGCGCATCGTTCGCGACATCCAGTATTCGTCCAACATGGACCCGATGCGCGCGCAGCGGCTCGGCAAGATCGAGTTGGAACGGGCGCGTCAGTCGGTTGGCGTGACGATGGTATGCAACCTGCGCGCCTACGATCACGCGCCGACCGACACGGCCCCGATCACCATCGACCGCTATGGGTGGGCGGCGAAGGTCTTCGAGGTTCTGGAACGAGGTTTCGATCGCGGCGGCAAACTCTCCTACACGATGCAGGAAACTGCAGCATCGGTGTACGCATGGAACTTCGGTCAAGCGACCGTCGTTGACCCGGCCCCGGACACGAACCTCCCGGACCCCTACGCGCCGATCACGCCCGTCACGGGGCTGATCATCCAGAGCGGCACGAACGAACTTCTCCCCCAGGCTGACGGCTCGCTGATGACCCGCGCGTTCCTGCAATGGACGCCTTCCGCAACCTCCTTCGTCGCAGATGGCGGACGAACAGAAATCCAGTGGCGCACGATTGTCGAGACGGATTGGCACGACACGCCGTTTCTGTCTGGCGAGGCGACGAATGCGTTCGTCGGCCCCCTGCCGGACGGCATCATGGTGTTGTTCCGTGTTCGCGCAGTCAATGCGCTCGGACGAGCCTCGGTTTGGAACATCGCGGCGCATCAAGTGGTCGGCAAGACGCAGCCGCCGTCGAACGTGGCCGGGATGACCGCGCAGCAAGTGGTTGGGGGTGTGAAGATTTCGTGGACCGAAGGTCGGCCGCTCAACGCTGATTACGCGAAGACAATCCTGAAGGAGTTGTCCGTCTGGAACGATGGCGCAGCGTCTCTATTCGAGGGCGACGCGAGTTCCTATACATGGCTCGCGCCGCCGCAGGGTTCGCACCTCGTGCTCGCGAAGCATCAGGACACCACCGGGAATCGTTCCACCAACGCGACAGGACTGTCGTTCACGATCGACGCGAACGGGCTCGTGCAATGGACGAGCATCAACGGTCGCCCGAAGAGTTTTCGTGTAGGGGCACGCGGGTTCAGCGATACGCAAGGCCCGCTGCTCGGTCTCTACGACCCTGAAACAGGAAGTTCGCTGACGACGTCGAGTGCTCGCAGCTACAACTTCGCCAGAATCTCCCGGGCCAGTGGTGGAGTGGCATTTTTCGATCGATTCGACATCTTTGGGGGTGGCGCCGATGCGGCCGGACAACTCAGCGGGAGCACGCTGACCGCTCGCATGAATGAAACCGGCGCAGATAGCATTGCAGTTGTCTGGACCAGCGACGAGCCGCAGAGCAACCGTCTTTCTGGCGCGCTGCCGGCGGCGATGTACCGCTGCGGTGCATCCCAAGGGGTGTTCGGCTCGCCGCTGTTCAAAGTGCGCTCTGCATACGTTCTGGTTGGGATCGGCGGCTGCGGAGAAGGCAACGGGTTCGAGGCCTATAACGGATCGATTGACGCCGACACCAACGCATGGTGCGACGTGGCCTTCCAGATTCAGAATGGCGCGCTCAACGTCACGGGCTCTGGCGCCACGCCACGCACGCTGCGCGACTACAGCTACACGGGCACGCTAGACGCGACGAGCGATGTTGCGTTGATCGCTGGCGGTGGATGCCTGATCAACGGCAACACTGCCACGAAGACCGGCGCCACAGGCGCGTACGACGCAAGCGCGTATAGCCGAGACGGATACACCGGCGGCGCGTTCATGTCTGCGAGCGTGACTTCAACGCATAGCAGTCGGCCAATTTTCGGATTGAACACCGACCCGACCGCAGACAACGACTACGGATCAATCGATTACGGGATTCACGCATCCTCCAATTGGCAACTTTATGCCTTCGAGTCTGGTGCGGCAATCTTGATCGCTCCGAGCTACACCGTCGACGACGTACTGACGGTTCAATACGACGGGGCTCGCGTTTACTATTTGCAGAACGGCAATGTTCGGCGAGCAGTCGCTGCCCCGGCAGGCTTGAAGTTCTACTTTGACTCGTCGATGCTCGCGCAAGGCGACGTGATCAGGAACATCCGCTTCGGGCCGATGTCTGCGGTGGCTGACATTGGGACGGGTCAATTGGCTCCCGGCGCAGCAACTGAGATTCGGGACTATTTGAGCCCCGTGAGCGGCTCCAACTGGAACGGAACCGATTCAAACCCGACCATTGTTGCCGGCGACACATTCATTCCAGTGGTGGCGTGCACGATCGTTGTGACGGTAACGTTCGAGGCGCTTGGTCAGGCAGCCTGGGACGCGAGGCGATACCTCAATGTGTTCGCCGACCCGTTCAGCGATACAAGCGGCGGCAGCTTTCTCGGCTCCAGCGCTCAGATCGGAACCCCGCAGTCCATCACAACGGCACGCGCGGCGTACTCCATTCGCGCCTCATTCAACGTGACGGCCGGGGTGACGTGGATGGTCGGGCTATGCAGTACCAACGTGCCCAGCGGCAGCGGGAATCAGGTCTGGAATGTCCGTGTGCACACAGAACTGATCAAGCGTTAGAGGCAACTCGGCGGCCTGGGCTGGGTCGAGCACCCGGGTAGGCCGGGTGTTGGCACTGGTGTGGTCTCGGGCGGAGGCGGCGTCTGCTCTTCTTCGCTGTCGCCGCCGCCCCCGCAGGCGGCGAGCAGGATGGAAAGCAAGAGCGCAGCGGTAAGATGGTTAGCAGCCACGTGGGCCTCCTAGTCAGGTTCATGGGGTCAGAGGCCCGCCAGTGTTAGCAGCATTGGCGGGCCTCGCTACTTTCGGGCATAGGTCCGCAGATAGCAACCCCCAAGTTGGCGTCCCCGGGCGCCAGCGCATCAAATTCAGCCCGCCGCGTGCGGGTTTTCTTCTTTTGGACCATCACGAAGGCCATGCCAATGGACATCGACGCACGCGCATTCGGCCAGCTCGAGGGCGAAGTCAAAGCCCTTGCCGCAGCCCTCGAGGCCCAGAACAAGATGTTCGAGGCCACGAGCGCATCGCAGAACCAAGCCCTTGCCGGCCTCGCGCAGGAACTGGCGGAAGTCAGCAAGACGCTGTCCGAGGCCCGCGGCGGTTGGCGAACGCTGATCTGGATTGCTGGGGCCAGCGCTTCGGCCGCCGGTGCGGTCACTTGGGTACTTCAGCACATCACGTTCCGACCCGGCGCCTGAGCGAGCGCCAGTGAAGTTGCGCCTCGTCAAGTGAATTTGCGCGCCCAGTCGCTCTCACAGCTTCGTTCTCATCCTCCCTAGGAATATGTCCCATGCGAACCATCGTCCTGTGCGCCATCGTTGGCGCGTCCGGCATTGCCGCCTTTGCGGGAGGGATCTGGCTCGCGCGGCCGGACGGAGCGTACATGCCGCTCGACGATGAGCAGGTCGCCATGTGCAAGGCCACGGGTGGCTGCACGGTCACGCCTGTTGCGCTACTTCGATACATGCACAAGCAGTTGGAGCAGTGCAAAGGCAACGACAAGGATCGCACATGACTCCGCAAACGCTTGCGGCCTGCACCGGCGCGCGGATCGATCGCGCCCGCACGCACGCGCCGTTCATCACGCAGGCAATGGACGAATACCTGATCGTCTCACCTGAGCGGCAGGCCGCCTTCCTGGCGCAGATCGGCCACGAGACGGGTGGACTCCATTGGACCGAAGAACTGTGGGGCATCGTCGCAACGCCGCAGCAGACGCGCTATGAACGCGACTTCGAGCAACCATGGCCTTCCAGCCCACAGGAGGCCAAGCTGCCGCAGTTCGAACGCAACCGGCTGGCCTATGCGCTGGGCAACACGGAGCGTGGCGACGGGGTGCGATTCAAGGGGCGCGGCGACATCATGGTCACGGGCCGATTCAACTACGGCAAGACGGGGCAGGCACTCGGCGTTGACCTGATTTCCAGGCCTGAACAACTTGCGCTGCCCGGGCTGGCGGCGCGGGCCGGCGGGCTCTTCTGGAAGACGCATGGACTGAACGAGTTGGCCGATGTGGGCGACTTCTTCACGATCACGCGCCGCGTGAACGGCGGCACCAACGGCATGGCGCAGCGACTCGCGCTGTGGGCGAGCGCCAAGGCTGCGCTGGGGGTTGCATGAGCACCACGCCACCCCGCAACCCGCTGACAGAGTCCGACAAGGACGCCTTCGACGTCTATCTGCTGCACTGGCAGGAAGTGCTCGGGCTCATTGACTGGCGCATCCGCCGCTCGCGCAAGAAGCCAGCCGCCAAGGCGAACATGGCGGATATAAAGATCTACCACGTCCCGCGCATGGCGAACGTGTTTCTGGGGGATGACTTCGGCGGAATGCCGGTCACAGACGAGTCGTTGAGCGAGGTGGCTTTGCATGAGTGCCTGCACGTTCTGCTGGCTGAACTCGTGAATCAGGTCGACTACGGCATTGAAGGGGCGGCGAGAGACAGTGCCGAGCATCGCGTGGTGCATGTGCTGGAGAAGTTGCTGCTCAAAGGGTCGTCATGAAGGTCGACAAGAACCTGACCCAGTTCGCGACCGTACGGCAGCTTGAATACATCGACGCCATCAACCAACACGGCAGCCACCGCAAGGCGGCGAAGGCGCTTGGCGTCAGCAACGGCACGATTGGCGATTCCATCGTCGCGTTGAAGAAGAAGGCGGCACTCGCCGGCTACAGCCCAGAGCATCACCTGACCCGCCCGATCGCGCCGGGCCTGAAGATGCGCGGCACGAGCCAACTCTACCGACGCGGCGAAGCGGAGCCGGTCCTTGAGTGGATCAAGACGTCGGCCAATGAGGAAATGCGCGCCGCCGCGCAGAAGGCAGCGTTTGAGGCGCTGGCCGAAGAGCTCCCGCGGCTCCTTCCAGTTGGCGCGCCCCCATCCGTCAGCCAACGCTTGGCGACGGTCTACACGCTCACAGATAGTCACGTGGGGGCCATGTGTTGGCATCGCGAGGGCGGGGCCGATTGGGACTTGCGCATTGCCGAGCACACTTTGGTCGGGTGCTTCGAGAAGATGGTGGCCGCCTCCCCCAATTCGCGCATCGGCATCGTCGCGCAACTTGGCGACTTTCTGCATCAGGACGGGATCAGCGCCGTGACCCCGTTGCACGGCAACCTGCTCGACGCGGACGGTCGCTTTACGAAGGTCGTGCAGGTCGCGGTGCGCGTATTGCGCAGGGTGGTAGACCTAGCGCTTGCGAAGCATGAGAAGGTTGTCGTGCTGATGGCCGAAGGCAATCACGACATCAGTTCCTCGATCTGGCTGCGCACGATGTTCGCGGCACTGTACGAGAACGAGCCGCGCATCGAGGTCATCGACTCGCCGCTACCGTACTACTGCCTGCAGCATGGTAAGACCATGCTTGCATGGCATCACGGACACCTGAGCAAGAACGACCAGTTGCCGATTCTCTTTGCCTCGCAATTCCCGGCAATCTGGGGTGCCACGACAAAAAGATATGCCCACACGGGCCACAGACATCACGTCGAAGAGAAGGAGCATTCCGGTATCACCGTGATGCAGCACACCACGCTGACGGCGCGCGATGCATATGCGGCTCGCGGCGGTTGGATCGCCGATCGTGCCGTGACGGCCGTGACCTATGACGACCAGTTCGGCAAGCACTCTACGGTCACCATCTGCCCAGAAATGCTGGAGGACTACCGGAGCAGCGGCTCATGAATCCTCGCATTGTCGGCACCGCCGGCAGCATCGCCCTGCACGCCCTGTTGATCCTGTCGCTGCTCCACATCACCGGCACGGCACCCAAGCCCCCACCGCAGCACACCGACTGGAAAGACGAACCCGAGCAGGTCACCAAGCTGCTGCGCGGCGCCGATCAGGGCCTGGTGCCCACAACCCCAATCGCGGACGGGCAGACGATCGCTGGCGGCATCACATGTGCCGACCGAAGCTACGTCGGGATCGGCATCATGATCGCCTCCTTCATGGACCGCGTGATGATGGTCGGCGACGACACGCCGGCCTCACGCGCTGGCCTGCTGCCTGGCGACTTCATCCTGAACCCGGGCGAGCTCGGAACGAACTTCGAAGAAGGCCACGTCCTGAACCTGCGCGTCTCGCGCGATGGCGTCGAGATGGCGATCACGGTCGCGGTGCGGCGCATCTGCCAGGACTGAAGTCCGAAGTTTGCGGGCGTTTATCGGACAGGAATGTTCACCATGAGCACCAATGTAAACAATGAGCAACGCTTTCCGATCGGCGCACCCAAGAACCGCAAGCCGGAAGGCGACATCCCGAAGCCGGTGCCGGGCCGACCGAACTGGTGGGTCAAGCGTGACGGCGTTCCCTACTACGTCGAGCCTCCGGTGCCTCTGCCAGACCTCACGCTCTGCCTGAGCCCGGCCGTCGCCTGGATGGTCGACCGGCTCGAATCCGTTCAACCTGCTGCACCCGCAGCCGAACTTTGAAAGTGACCCCATGGACCTCATGAAACTCCGCTTCGTGCTCGCTGTCGCGGCGCTGTTCGCGATCGTCGCGTTCTCGGCCGGCGTGCTGTTCTACGGCCGCGACTTGACGCAGATCCAAGTCGCGCTGCTCACGCTGCTCGCATCGGCGCTCATCGCAGAAGCCAAGGCGTCGTCGTCGTGGGCCTTCGATGGCGTACCCGACAAGCCTGCCGCGCCTCCTGTTCCACCCACCGCCTGAAAGGCACGCAACCCCATGAAACAATCCATGAAACGATTCACTGACTTCCGCACCTGGATGCTGCTCGCCGCAGCGATGTGCCTCGCCGCCTGCGCGCAGCTCGGCATTCCCGCCGCCGACACGTTCAACAAGAAGCTCGCCGCCGGCTACGTCGCTGTCGGCGCTGTGGCCGAAGCCGCGAACAACGCCGTCGTCTCTGGTGCGCTGTCCAAGAGCGACGCCAAGAACGTGCTCGCCAGTGCCGAAGCCGCTGTGCAAGGCCTCGACCTTGCCTCCACCATGAGCAAGACCGACATGGCCGGCGCCTCGACGCGCCTGGACCTGACGATTGCGGCGATCACCGCGCTGCAAACATACCTCATCTCGAAAGGAGCGCACTGATGGGCGCCGCTGAAGTCCTGGGCTTGGCCCTCACCGCGCTCGAGCACGCGGCTTCGCTGTCGGCGATCTACCAGAAGGCGCAGGCCGAGGGTGGACGCGATCTGACGGCGGATGAAGGCGCTGCGGTGCGCTCGGCCGCGCTGGCGAGCATTGGGAAGCTGGCGGCGACGCTGGCCTGAGCATGAAGCGGTAGCCGCAGTTGCCCACGCGCGGCAACTGCCTGCGATTCCAAGCCCCC